CTTCTTTACCGGGTGGAGGTTCCTCTTCTTTTTTTTCGTCAGTCTTCTCTTTTGTTTCTTCTTTTAAAGTTATCTCCTTATCCGGTTTATCTTTTTTAAGGTCTTCAGATTTATCCGCCGATCCTTTAGCGGATTCCTTTTCTTGTGCAGGGCCAATGGCTTCCATTTTGGTTGGTTCAGATGTATCTGAGGAAGCATCTTTTAATGCCTCATCAAATTTTTCCATACCTTCCTCCATGATAGTATCCAGATCCATTTCCTCCGGCGTTATCTGCTCTTTTTCTTTTTTCTTTGCCATATTGTTTCTCCTTTTTTAGCGTGATTCTGCACAATGCAGAGGCTGAAAGGTTGTTAATTGATACTGGAAACTAGAAACTTGAAACTTTGCCCTATGTGGCAGATCCAGTTTTCAGTTTCAAATTCCAGTTTCCAGTTTCGAGTTTCATCTTCTACCTTCGACCAAAAAGAAAGGGTTCTCACCTATGGCTCTGGCGCGCCGGTAAGAACCCTTTCAGTTGGTCTTTAAAGTTGTTAATTGATACTTGAAACTTTGCCCTATGTGCTAAATCCAGTTTCCAGTTTCAAGTTTCAATTTTCAAGTTTCATATCATACAAATCTCCGATTGCCTTTTTTGCCAAATTCTCTTTATATTTCAGCTCATCCAGGATCTTCTTATATGCCTTTGCCTCTGGATCTTCATTGATGAGATAATTGATCCTCTTTTCCATCTTTTTTACAATCAAATCGATAAGCTTTTTACCCTGTGGGGAAAGGATAATATTAAGATATTCCGCCTGTTCTCTTAGTGTTTTTTCTCTCTTTTGTTTTGTAAATGCCTCTCGTTCCTTTACAACCATCTCTTTTGGTCGTAATTCATTAATATCAATATCAGTGCCCGATTCCATATTTTAAAACCTCGACTAATTGTTATTTATCTTCTTCTATCTTTTTTGTTAGGCCTTTGATGTTTCAACCTGCACGGTTTCGCCCTTTACCACGGCCACCGCCCTTACCATATCCGGGTCCGTTTTCTTTACAGGGTCCCTTATTCCTACCCTGCCTTCTTTCACCTTCCATGCCCTCACCTTTACCTCTGCCATTTCTGGGTCTTTCAATACCCCTCGGATTCTTGCTCATTTTTCTCTCCTTTTTTTATTAAATAACTTCTTTTAAATTTTTATTTCGTTCAGCCACAGCCTTAGCAACAGATGTACCTTTAAAAGTTTTTCGAACTTTCGCTTGCCTTTGAATCAATCTTTTTCTTGCTGCTTCCATTGCTGTCTTTTTTACTTTTTCTTCCCCAGCTTTTTCAGATATATTAACTCTTTCAGTTACCCTTGCTGCAAAATTATTTCCGGCTGCTGTATTCCGATATACCTGGGCAAGACTACCTGCTTTATTAACCTCTTTCCTTGTTATTGGATATCTGGCCATTTCTCTCTCCTTTCTTAAACCTTTGAACCATGGACCCCGCCTGCCGTCTGGCGGGCAGGCTTTGAACCGTTGAACCTCTTCAAAATGCCCCCCTGACCATCCCACCATCCCAAATAACTTACCCCTTATCCATCAAATTTCTTTGTATGTGTGAGGCGGATGCTGATTATCGCTGTGGACATTTTATGTTTCACTAGATAAACTTTGCACCCGCACTCTTATATTTTATTTTTTTGGTGCTTCTGTCTCCTTTATTTTCCCGGCCATTGTTCCGATATCTCTGGTCTCGATCTCTTTAATCTTTCCTACAAGATCGGTGACTCCCATAGCCTCTTGTAAATCCTGAAGTTTTTGCGCTGCATCCATTTCTTTTGCCTGGGCCAACTGCTTTTGCAGATCAATAATTACCGCCTGATCTTCATCGACAATAATATCCTCATCCGTTAGATTAACCCTGGTTTCAATAGATTTTAATATCTTGTATGGCTTGATAAACGGCCCGAATGCCGGATCATTGGCAAGCGGGATCATCACCTGCTTGATATTTGTTAATGTCTCATTATCCTTCATAAGGGCCTGAATACCGGAAACATGGAAACTGCCATCAAGTTTGGGTATCCCTGAAACTCCCCTTTTATCGTTTATATTTGGCTTTATGCCATAATTATTCAATTCATCTTCGGTAAATACCTCTGTATAATCGTTATATCCTGCATGTGATTCAATAATATCGGCAGCGGCGCCAATAATATCAATGGCACCCTCTTCGATATTCTCTCCCATTAATCCATATACAGCAAGGGCCTGATCCAGATTCATTGCGGCCTCTCTATATGTAATATCTTTGCGGTATCCGGGCAATCCCTGAACGGAATCCGTAACAAAGGAGCCTCTTTGAAAATTTTGATCATAATATTGCATATTCGCAAGCACCTCGTTTGTTCTACCTCGTCTCTGAACAACCCGTATGGCCTGTTGACCACTGATGGTATCTTTCACCAGATTTTCTTTTCCAGGCCATTGTTCCACATCGGTTGCATCCACCAGGGCATCCACATTAATCTCAGTGTTCGGATTGACCAGCCATTGCATATAATCCTGATGAAGGCACATCATGTTATTCATGGCCTCCCAGACCGTCATAATCCCTTCAAGAAGACCCCTGCCTCCATGTTTAAGGATATCCGGCAATGGCGAAAATGAGATACCGGGCCACCGCATACTCTTATAGATTGATATTTTTGGTTTCTGGATAATCCTTCCACCTGCCATAGTACAGGTTCCATTCGGCAATAATACATTACCTTTTTTATCTAAAATAATGCCCCAGAATTCAGAGGTGAGAATCATCTTTCTGTATTTGGAGCGTTCCCATATCATCTCTTTTCTGGCTGCGATTGCCTCTTTGCTTAAAAATGGATTGTCGGAATCACCGCTTTCTGTCTCTTTCACACGGTCTACATCAAAAAAACGCCCATTTTTTTCACCCTTCTTCAGCACAAAATAATCAAGCCACTCTTCATGTATCCAATACATACCCGATTGTGAATCCCTGCTCAATGCATCAGGATCTCTATGAATCTTCCATGGCTCGATCAGTGCAAATTCCAGACCCTTGCCTGGGATCCATCTGGGAATCATCTCCATGCTGATTCCAGTAGCAAGCGCCATAATAGTGGCATCTGCAAACCTGGTAACAAATTTTGCGTGTTGATTATTGAGTTCATGCTCCATGAGTCTCTGCCAAAAATCAGCGGCAGGCTTATTTTTTGCCTTTTCAATACTCAAAAAATTAGGAGAAAAGGCCTTTTTGATAGCAGCAGCCCCATATTGAACAGTTTGAAATGGTTTTGGTATAATGGTCCTGGCCTGCCATTCCTCTTTATCCTTATATGAAACCGGCTCATTCTCTTTATAGACATTCCAGCAATTATATTGAGTTGCCCGGATCGATTTATGTCCTTTTACAGATTGATTCCGGCAATCGGTAATATAATCTACAAAATGCTTTTCATCCTCACCTGCATAGGCCCTGGCTGCCTCTTGTCTTTCCCTTGTTTCCTTTTCATCCATACTATAGATATCTCTGGTATCTATTGCACGCTTTCGATTTTGCAGCTCTATAGTCGGATCTGATAATGCTATTGGCATTTCTTATTCCTTTTTTTGCCGCAAATCTTCACAGATTTTTAATATTTTTAATCCGTGTTTATCTGCGTAAATCTGCGGCCAAAATGTTTTAATTATTCTTAGGGTTCATATTCCTTGGTTTCGGTTCAACATGTATCTTAGAGATAATTTGATTCCCGGAAAAAGTGATTTCAGGTTTCATAATACAATCATACTGATCAAGAAGTTTCATAATCGCATTCAAACATTTCTGCGATCTAACCTGATCATTACCCTCAATCAGTTTTACATCCTGCTCTGCAATTTTCATATTTTTAGAACCTTATCTTAAACTTTTAACTTTAGTCACTTTAGTCACTTTCAATCTCCCACCACATTGGATGCACCAACAAGTGTAATATATTTCGTTCAAGTTGATTAAAAGCATTTACAAATCTTTCAACATCAATCTCCTTGGAGCCCTTCTGATCAATAGAAAAATCCGTTGTCTTTTGCGTCTTAATACTACCGCGCCAGATACCGCCTGAATCGGAAAGATAGGCGTCCCGTTTCACAAAATAGGCCTCATAATCCAGGCCAAAATCCTTAAGAGAATATGATTCAAAGGCTAAGGCTTTATTTTTTCTCTCTCGTGGGCACTCGTTCCATATCTCATAATTCACATAATTATATTTGTAACATAAAGGATCCCCATGCGATGATGTTCCTTTAATATAGATCCCTTGTTTACGCAAAAACTCTAAAGGCCTTTCTATGATGGGCCTTATACCACCATTTTGTTTGTTTATTATCCATGTAGTGATCGCATTATTATGTAATCCTATATCATGGCCTAAACCCACAAGTTCCTTGCATTGTGAAGCAAACTGTTCGGAATAATTAAAATAGGGAGCAGTATGCAGCAAAAAATAGGTTGCCTTAATACCTGACTGTGCTTCTTTTTTTGCAAAGCCAAGGGCATGATCCATGTCGTGATCCACATCGTGCCGGATAAGCAATGTATTCTGCACAATGTTAGGAGATACGGCGATATCGTGCAGTGTCTCAATCCGTGCGTCAATAGAGCGGATAAACTCAATATAATCCATGTCGGTTGTTTTCTTTGTAATATTCATTAAAGAAGTTCTCCGTTCACGGTTCACGGTTCAAAAGTTGAATTCTAAAATCTTGCATAATTAAAACTGAGCCGCAGCTTTAGGTACCAGCTCACTCATTTCTTTAGAAGTAAAATCAATAGCCTCTTGCCCTAATCTCCTTACTGCTATCTCACAATACTTCTCCTCAATTTCTATGCCGATAAATTTACGATTTAAAAGTTTCGCCATCTTGCCTGTCGTTCCACTTCCCATCATAGGGTCGAGAACTATATCAATTTCATTGGTCCATGATATTATGTGGTCATGGGCAAGTTGTTCTGGAAAAGTGGCAGGATGCAAACTTGCAAATTTATCTCCGCCATATCCTTGCCCACCATTGTTATATTGCCAAACATTAAATCGCCTCCCAAATTCTTTAGCC